GAAACTGATAAACTTTTAGATGAACCACAAGCTAAAGATGATATTGCAATGTCACTAATAGACTAAGGAGATACTATGAACATATTTTATTTTTATGATTGCCCTGTTAAATCAGCAGAGGCACAGCCTGACAAGATGCTAGTGAAGATGCCCCTTGAGACAGCACAGATGCTATGTACTGCACATAGAGAACTAGATGGTGACAATAAATGGGCAGAGAATGAAGGGCTATACAAAAGAGCTTACTGGAATCATCCATCTACTGTATGGGCAAGAGAATGCTCATCAAATTACAGATGGTTGTATGAGCATTTTATAGCGTTAGGTGAAGAGTACACTTATAGGTATGGTAAAGTTCATGCGAGTATAGAGAAACTAGGCAGTGCTTTATTCTTACAACCTGACAATATTAAATATACAAAAGAAAGGACACCTATAGCACAGTGTATGCCTGACCAATACAAGAACGATGATCCTATCAAAGCCTATCGTGACTACTGTATCAATGAGAAACACTATGCTAAGTGGGAGAAGGGTAGATCTAAACCTAAGTGGTGGGTGAAGGTGACTAATGAAGAAGACTAATCCAGTTAAGAAAAATATGGACAAGTTTCATAAACCTAAAACACACAGAGATAAAACTAAGTATACTAGAAAAGGAAAGGTGACTGATGAGCATTGAATTAGTAAGATTAAAAAACCAAGAGCTTGTATATGGTGAGCCAGAAGAAATAGAAACTTACTGTGAACAGAAAGATACATCAGTAGTAAGTACCTATGTAGGTGTGAAACCTAGTGTGGCCCAAGCACACTTTAAATATGTAGGTAATAGAATGGGTGATCCTTATGCAGTAGCAAAAGATATTTATAGAGGAGATTCCTAATGAAGAAACCTAAAGGCACAAAGGTATTAGTCAGATATCCAGAAGACGAAAAGAATTGGTACGAGGGTACTGTAAAGAGTCTACTTAGTATTCAGTTTACTTGTGAGTATGAAGTAGATGGTAAGAGAGAACACAGATTTTATTTTTATAACGATTTTAAAACAACTTGGAAGGAGAAGGAGGATGTTGGTGCTAAAGGTAGGGCAAGAGATAGACGGAAGAACAATAGATAAAATAACTATGGATAAAGATACAAGAGATATGACTGTTTGTTTTGGTGAAGATTATCCTGATGATAATGTGTTAGTAGTAAAACAAAACGAGTCTATTAATAAAATTTTAAATCATAAATGGAAGGAGTACAGTAAATGAAACTATCAGAACTTAGAATGGCAATTTATAAATCCAACTTCACTTCAGAAGAATACAACGGACTTATTGATATCATACAAGAAACACAAACCATGAATGCTAAAGCACAGATAAGTGTTGGTGATGATGTATGGGTTGTTCAGAAAACTAAACGATCAAAAGGAGTTGTAACTAAAATTGCAATTAAGAAAGCAGTTGTTGATATAGAAAACGAAGGTAGCTACAGAGTACCTTTCTCAATGTTGGAGTTAAGATAATATGAAACCTATAAATGTATTCTCAGGATTTGATGGTATGAGTTGCGGACAGTTGGCATTACAAAAAGCAGGCATACCAGTAGGAACTTATCACGCAAGTGAGATAGATAAACCTGCAATGAAAGTAACCACAAAGAACTTTCCATTTACATTACAAATGGGAGATATAACCAAGCTTGAAGATTGGAGATTAAAAGTTATCAGGGATGAAGTAGGAATTGATTTGGTTATGGGTGGCTCACCTTGTCAGGGATTTAGTTTTGCAGGAAAGAATCTAAACTTTGAAGATCCCCGAAGTAAACTGTTCTTTGAATTTGTTAGAGTCTTAAAGATTCTCAAGCCTAAATATTTCTTACTTGAAAATGTCCGAATGAAAAAAGAAAGTCAGGATATTATTAGCGATTATATGGGAGTCGAGCCAATCGTTGTTAATTCAAACTTAGTCAGCGCACAGAATCGCCACAGACTATATTGGACTAACATTCCTTTTAGTATTCCTGATGATAAAGGAATTGTACTTGCTGATATTCTAGAGGACGGAGTAACAGACAGAGAGAAATCACATTGCCTTGATGCTAATTATTTTAAGGGTGGCAATCTTAAAAGTTACTTTAAGAAACACAGAAGGCAATTAGTATTCAATAACAAAGGCGGTGCTATTCGTGGTCGCTATGACAAAGATGGAAAGATTAAACAACAATTAGAACTTAGACCTGATGATAAAACAAACTCACTTACTACTGTTCAAAAAGATAATGTAGTTGTTACTGTTCCAGAATTAAAATCAGCTTTTGGTGCGTGTATCCAAGTAGGCGAAGCAGACTTGAAAGGACACGACATAATCAAAAGAGTTTATAGTCCTAAAGGCAAAGCACCAACACTTACAACAATGGGCGGTGGCCATAGAGAACCTAAAGTAATTGTTGATGAATTAACTTGGAGAAAATTAACACCTCTTGAGTGTGAGAGATTACAAACAGTACCTGATGGATATACAGAAGGAGTATCGAATACACAGAGATATAAAATGTTAGGCAATGGGTGGACTGTAGATGTGGTCGCTCATATTTTAAAAGGCATAAGACATAAAGAAGAAAGCGAAAAGATTAATTGGTCTTATGATGCAAACGGAGTAGCTTTATAAAATAATTTTTAACAACACTAAGGAGTAACAAATGAAACTTAAAAAACTATTAGAAATAAATCAGATGTGCGAAGAAAGAAAAGCACCATGGGATGTGCAAGAATCTTACACTTACACTTCTAAAACATCAGGAGAAATAGACATACTTGATATGGATATTACTCATTTTATTAGAGCATTTAAATTATTAAATAAACAATCTAATCCAAAAGTTGAGGGCAGTTTACATTGGATTTCAGATAGATTAACTGGGTTAGCTAGCGAACTAAAGGAGTACACAGATGGAAATTAAACTAGAAAGTTATGAAGTCGAAGAGGCACTAAAAGAATTTAAATTGGAAAGAAGAACTGTCTTAGTAGAAGAGTGTTATGTAATGGCAAAAGATTGGGAAGACGCTGAAGAAATGGGTTATATGGAAGAACAAGATTGGGAATTTTCCTATGATGAGGCAGAAATTTATTCAGAGGAGATAGAGAGTGGATAAATATAAAGACGTTAAGAAAATAATAGATCATGTAAGAGATATTGAAACAACTTGTAGTGAATACATGATTAAACAAATAGTTTGTATTTTAATTTCAAGATTATTAAATCCAGGCGCAGTTCAAGAAACCGCAGGTTTAATGGCAGGACTTGCAGATGCAGAACAAGAAGCATTAGATGAATTAGATAAGGAGGAGATAATACATTGATTAAATGTAGTACTTGTAATAAAAAAGCTGTAATAAAACATGGCACACTAGGAGGTTGGATGTATAGTTGTGCTACCTGTGAACTAAATAGAATGAGGAGGAGTGATGAAAAGATCAAGAACTAAAGCGTATGTTATGACCGTGGAAAAAGGAGATACACTAGGAGAATATAGACTTAATGTTTTACGAGATACAATTAAGTTTATTAACAAGCACATAAGGAGGAAACTTTATGTAAAACTTCATGGTAGGTTTGGTAAGAACAACCCTAATCTACACAAGTACACATACCCTAGTGGTTTTATTAACTGGAGAGAATGCAGACTCGAAGATGCTCAACGAATAGATGTCTACATTCACGAAAGATAAAGTTGCAATAAATAAAAACAGTCTGTATAATCTACAGAGTTACTAAAAAATGGAGTAAAAAATGATTAAGAATATAATTGTAGCAGCAGTAATAGCTTTGTTCGTTAATGTTATTGGATTAAATCTTTACAATAATCATATTGAAGAACAGCTAAGTGCAAACACAAAGTCAGTTAGTTATGTTGCAGGTGAACTAGGAGATATTAGATTAGATATTACATCTCTTGAATCTAAAACTATGGAAGCTGTATCAAGTAATGAGTTAAGAAACGCTTACATATCTATCGAAGATAATAAAAGATTCATGGAGTATGAAGTTAAAATGTCTAGAAAAAGTATCCAAGAGTTTATTGTTAAACTTAACGAGGACATGGAGCGTTTAAATAGTATCTCTAATTTGAGTCAAGAGAACGACATACAATTAGAAGACAAGTTAAACTTTGTATTAAATGAGTTAGATAAAATACAAAATACATTGAGAGTTAAGGAGGAGACTGTGAAATTATAATAGTAAATCTTTTTAATATTGTTTACCCTCTTTATCTCCTAAACTCAATCAAACAATATTAACTGTTATTACAGACTAGTAGGTGGTCTAGTGAAGAGAAACCACCTCGATTTTTTTAACCGCCAACTAAAGAGGAAATGATTATGGCAATAGAAAGTGGACTAGCTTATTGGGCTAGTGTTAGAAACCCTAACCTTAAATACGAACCTGTCTACACAGTAGACTTAGTAGTTGATGAGGAGGTGGCAGCTAAGTATGAAGGCAGAGGTTTTAAAGTCAAAACCTTAGTTGTTAATGACGAGGTTGTTGGTAAGGCTTTAGTTATAAAGCGTAAAGTTAACGGCCCTAATGGTATGGTAAGAAAACCACCTAAACTTGTAGACCAAAACAAAAACTCATTAGATGATGATGTCCTTGTAGGCAACGGATCTAAAGTTAGAGTACAGTTTAACGAGTGGGAAGTGGACAATAAATATGGCACGTTCAAAGGCTTAGACTTTCAAGGTATGCAGGTTGTAGATTTAGTATCTTACAAAGCAGGTGATGGTGACGAGTTTGAAGCTGTAGATTCGGAGGAGTTTTAATGACAGAAGAAACTAAACCATACGTTACTATTGATGATGTGCAGATATTCGTAGAGGATCTACCAGAAGAAGCACAAGGAGTTTTCGGCAGAGTACAAAGACTAAATCAAAAGAAAGTTAATTTAACTCTTGATATAGAAGAAGTACAAGCAGGCTTAAACTTTTTTACTAACAAGATTATTGAGTTAGTAAATAGTGAAGCACCTACTACACAAAATAACGAGGAGGAAGCTAACGAAGAAAAAGTGAAATCAAACAAATAAATCGTTAATATTAGACACCTCATAGCTGTTACTCCTTAGACTCTTGTTGTTATGGGGTGTCTAAACTTTCTTAAAATATTGGGGAACAAGAATGAATACAAGATCAGAAAGCAAATTTATAAAACACATACCATGCGATGCTTGCGGTAGCAAAGATAACAACAGTTTATATGACGATGGACACACCTATTGTTTTGGATGTAACAAAAGAACATCCCCTAATCAAACAAACTATACACCTCCAGTAAGTACCTTGCCTACAGATAAAAATTCCTTTCTAAATTCCTACAAGGGATCATATAATGCTCTCGAGGATAGGAAGATTAGTCTTAAAACAGCTAAAGCATTTGGGGTTTTATCTAGCCCTAACAAACATGTATACCCTTACTATAATAACAATGAAGTGTCTGCTACTAAAACAAGAGAAGTAGATACTAAGAAGTTTTATTCTGGTGGTAACTTTGAAGGCACAGGATTATTTGGAGAACAACTGTATCGAAACACAGGCGGTAAGTACTTAACTATTACCGAAGGTGAGTGCGATGCTATGGCCGTACATCAAATGTTTGGCGGTAAGTGGGCAGTAGTATCTCTTAAAAGAGGATGCGCCTCTGCTGTAAAAGATATTAGAGAAAGCATAGAGTTTGTAGAAGCTTATGAGAATGTTGTGCTTGCATTTGATAATGATGATGCAGGACAAAAAGCAGCAAGACAAGTAGCCCGAATATTAAAACCAAACAAAACAAAGATCATGTCTTTTCCTACAGGCTTTAAAGATGCTAATGATATGCTTAAGCAAGGTAAGTTTGAAGAGTTTACTAAAGCTTGGTGGGAAGCTAAAACATATACACCATCAGGTATCCTGGAATTGTCTAGCAAAAAGAATGATTGGTTACAACGTGAAGACAAAGAAAGTATTCCTTATCCATGGGAAGGCTTGAATAAAAAACTATATGGTATGCGCAAAGGAGAGTTAGTTACTCTTACTGGAGGCACAGGATTAGGTAAGTCTAGTGTGACTAGAGAACTAGAACATTGGCTCATTAAAAACACTACAGATAACGTAGGCATTGTAGCTCTAGAAGAGAACTGGCTTAGAACTGCAGACGGAATAGTATCTATCGAAGCTAACGATAGAATCTATTTATCTGAAAAGAGAGCTAAGTATTCTTCTCAAGAACTAGAACAAATGTTTGACAATGTTATTCAAGATGGTAGAGTGTTTATACATGCTCATCTTGGTGCAACAAACATAGATGAAATATTTTCTAAGTTACGATACATAATAGTAGGATGTGAATGTGAATGGGTAGTAGTAGATCACCTACACATGCTAGTAAATGTAATGACAGAAGGCGATGAGAGAAGAGGTATAGATAACTTAATGAATCGGTTACGTTCTCTCGTAGAAGAAACAGGAGTAGGTATGATACTTGTTTCACATTTAAGAAGAGCAGCAGGTGAGAAAGGACATGAGCAAGGTATCGAAGTATCTCTCTCTCACTTGAAAGGATCACAAGGAATATCACAACTTTCTGATTGTGTAATTGCATTAGAAAGAAATCAACAGGCAGATGATCCAGAAGAAGCAAACACAACAAAGGTAAGAGTATTAAAGTCTAGATACACAGGGGATACTGGACTTGCTTGTAGCCTACAATATAATTCTAATACAGGAAGACTATATGAAACAGACTCTGATTTCTCTCCCCAACAAGATAGCACATTACCGTTTTAAGAAGGTAATATTTGATATAGAAACAGAAGGTCTTGAAGGTAACGTAATACATTGTATCGTTGCTAAAGTTATTGGAGGGGGAACTTACTTGTTCCCTCCTGATAAACTTCAAGAAGGAGCAGATCTTATAGCTAGTGCCGATGTTCTTATTGGACACAATATTATAGGCTTTGATATCCCAGTTCTTAAAAAACATTTTGATCTTAACCTTACCAATCACATCGAAGATACACTTGTTGTTTCTCGATTAGTTAATCCTGTACTTACTGGTGGCCACAGTTTAGAAAACTGGGGATACATTCTTTATCCTAATGAAGCTGATAAAAGAAAAGCACAACAACCTGACAGTTGGGAAAACTATACTGAGGAAATGGGAAAGTACTGCATACAAGATGTAGAGTTAAATGCAGATGTCTATTATAAATTACTAGAACAAGTAGAAAACTTTAGCCAAGAATCTGTTGATCTTGAACATGCTGTTGCCAAGATAATGAAGGAGCAAGAGATAGATGGGTTTATGTTAGATGAACAAAAAGCTACCATGCTTGCTGCTAAACTTAATTCTAAAATGGCAGAGATAGAAAAGAAAGTACACGAAACATTTAAACCTAAATGGGTAGATGACAAACTTGTTACACCTAAGTTAAGAAAAGATGGAACGATTTCTAAAGTAGGTTTAACTAATGAAGAGATGCGTAAATGTTTACGCTCTAATAATCTAGAACCTTTTATGAGGCAGAAGTGGGTAACATTTAATCTTGCTAGTCGTAAACAAATCGGTGAATATCTTATAGACTTTGGATGGAAACCTACCAAGTTTACACCTACCGGGCAACCTATTGTAGATGAAACTACATTAGAAAAAGTTAAAGACATACCAGAAGCTACGCTCATTGCAGAGTTTATGATGCTACAAAAAAGAGTAGCACAAGTATCTTCTTGGTTAGAGTTATCTAAAGACGGAAGAGTACATGGGTTTGTTATACCTAACGGAGCTATTACAGGGAGAATGACTCATCGAAGTCCAAACGTGGCCCAGACACCAAGCTCTAACAAACCTTATGGAAAAGAATGTAGAGAATGTTGGACAGTACCAGAAGGATATAAGCTAGTAGGTATAGATGCGTCTGGTCTTGAGCTTAGAGTATTAGCACACTATATGAAAAACGAGGAATACATAAATGAAATTGTCAACGGAGATATACACACAACAAATCAAAACCTTGCTGGACTTGGATCACGAAGTCAGGCAAAAACTTTCATCTACGCACTCATCTACGGAGCAGGAGATGCAAAAATTGGAAGCGTGGTTGGAGGAAACTCTAAAGCAGGTGCAACACTTAGATCTAGTTTTATCCGCAATCTACCCTCGCTTGGAAATCTTACAACTTCTGTTGAAAGAGCGGCACAAACAAGAAAGTACCTTAAAGCATTAGACGGTAGAGTAATACACATAAGAAAAGTTTACTCATCTTTAAATACTTTATTGCAAGGAGGAGGCGCAATCATTATGAAGACTGCACTTGTCTTGTTATATAATCAGATAAAAGAATTAAAGTTGAACGCAAAGTTTGTAGCAAACATTCACGATGAATGGCAGATAGAAGTAATCGAAGACCAGGCAGAGACAGTAGGGAAGCTAGGTGTAGAGGCAATTAAAAATACACAGAATGTTTTAAATCTTAATTGTCCTTTAGATGGAGAGTATAAGATAGGAGATAACTGGAGTGAAACACACTAATCAATTAAATCTTTTTGATAAAGAAATAAACCAAGAAGATTACGAAGAAGAGTTTAAAGTATGCTATGATTGTAATAAATCTTTACCTATTTCTTTTTTTCCTTATTCTTGTGCTGCAAAGAAATGGAGAAGAAGAGAATGTAAAACATGTAGAGGTGAATACAGTAATTACTTATCAAAGTTAAAAAGAACACACGCTCTTCCAGAAAAGCATAAATGTCCTATTTGTTTAGTAGGGGATGTAAACGAAGTAGGTAAAGAAGTTAAATGGAATTTAGATCACGACCATGTTACAGATAAATTTAGAGATTTTTTGTGCGAGTCGTGTAACAGAGGATTAGGAATGTTTAAAGATAATATAAGTTTATTAGAAAAAGCTATTAACTATTTAAAGGGACATGATGAAACCGAAAGATAACTTTAGTAAATTTAAATCTGAATCAGGACATTGGTATACCCAAGAAGGTGAGCCTATGTATACAATTATAGGTGTAAACGGTAAAGAAAGAAATACAAACTTAAGAGATGCAAGAAACTTAGGATTAGTACCTTCTGTTACTACTATAATAGGCATGATAGCTAAACCTTCTTTAGAGAACTGGAAGATAGATCAAGCTTTAAAATCTGCTATTACTTTAAAACAATTAGAGAATGAAACCTTTAATGCTTTCCTTTATAGATGTAAGAACGATGCTAAGAGTATTGGTTTGAATGCAGCTAAAGAAGGTACAAAGATACATGCTATGATTGAGAAAGGATTTTTGGGAGGAACTAAATCTAAACCTTACAAGATAATTAAAGAATGGTTAGATGAAAACTATCCTGATGAAGAATGGATTGCAGAAGATTCTTTCTGTGCTAAAGAAGGATACGGAGGTAAGATAGATTTATATTCTAAATCAGGAATCTTTATAGACTTTAAAACTAAAAGCAATATCGAAGATAAAGATCCTGCTAAATTAGTATTTGATGATCATGGTATGCAACTCTCAGCTTATGCACAAGGATGTGAAGCTAAAGATCCTGAAAGAATATCTATATTTATTGATAGAGAAAATATAGAAACAATTAAATTTTTTATATGGGATAAAGAATCTCATTCTAAACATGCTGCTATGTTTAACAGTATACTTTCATACTGGCAACTTGTTAAGAATCACGATTCAAGTATTAAGTAATGGCTAAAAGAAAACCAAGAAAAGCTAGACCAAAAGAAAAAGGAGTACCTAAAGGGTACGATAGTAAATGGGAGCATAGTCTACATAAAGGTGTATTAAAGAATTGGAATCATCATTCTGATTACATCGAATACATTATTAAAAGAAAGTACGAACCAGACTTTGTTAAAGATAAAATAATTATAGAAGCAAAAGGTAGATTCTGGGATCATGCAGAGTACAGTAAGTACATCTGGATTAGAGAGTCTTTACCTGATACAATGGAACTTGTCTTCCTTTTTCAGAAACCATTTTCTCCTATGCCAGGGGCTACTAAAAGAAAAGATGGTACTAAAAGAACACATGCTGAATGGGCAGAAACAAATAATTTTAAGTGGTACTCAGAAGAAACTTTACCAGAAGGGTTTAAATAAATGGAATATAAATTCAACGAAGAAAATACAATAGAACAAATAAAAAGATATGTAGATAAAACATATGAGAAACATTATGCTAGTGGAAAATATCAAGCAACAGATATGATTATTGATGCAGGACATGGAGAGGGTTTTTGCATGGGTAACATTATAAAGTATGCTATGCGTTATGGTAAGAAACCTGATCCTGTTACTGGAGACTATAAAAATCAAGCAGACTTATTAAAAATTATACACTACGCTATAATAGCTATACACTTATGGGTAGAGGAGAAAACAAATGTTAGGTAGATTACTATATATGATACCTTTTTTTGGGATGGGTATAGGAGCATATTTTATGTGGACTGCAGATGTACGAGCCGCAGTAATATTAGCAGGGCTTGCACTAACACAAAGTTTAATATGTTTTATTTACCTTGTTTTACAAATGATGGCTAACGGAATGAACGGAACATTAGAAGTAGAGGTAGAGCTTTGGGATGCTCTTATGCCTGTTATCTTTCTTATGTTATCTTCTATAACATTCTTATTAATAACAACACAACTTGCAGAGGCTTTTGCATTATGAATACACAACTACCTACTAACTATCAACAGTTTATACATTTAAGCAGGTATGCTAGATGGAACGAAGATAATCAACGAAGAGAAACTTGGAACGAAACAGTATCAAGATACTTTAATTTTTTTGAAA